GTTATCCATGCGTATCCTGAGTTCGGCGGCCTGCGCCGTCCTGCTGATCTTGAGCGGGTGCGCGACGCCCAGCTCGACGCCATCGCCGCCGCCGCGCGTCGATCCGCCGACCTGTCCGGCGGCATCGTTTCGGGCGTGCGAACCGCCGGTCACGCCGACCGGGCCGACCCTGGGGGCGACTGAGACCGCCGACGCCGAAAACCGCACGCGGTGGCTGGTCTGCATCGAGCAGCATTCCGCATGGCTGGCGTGCGCCGCCAACCTGATCGACCGAGGATTCCTGAGGGCACCATGACCGACCAGCACACGCCGCCGCCGGCAAAACCGGTAAACCCGCTCGACACCACGAACTACCGGCTGCACGTGATCGAGCAGACGCTAGGCGCGATCCGCGACAATCTCGTGCGCCTGTCCACGCTCGAAGAACGACACCTGCACACCCGCGAGGCGCTCGACCGCGCGTTCCGCGCAATCGAAAAGCTCGACCGCCGGGTCGCCGCCATTGAGCAGGAAATCCCGACGCTGCGGCTTGTGCGCGGGTGGGTCATCGGAGGGGTGGTCGGCACGCTCGGCCTGCTCGGCGCGACCCTGTTTAAGCTGCTGTCGATTGGCTGACCGATGGCCGGCCAGAAAGACACCAGAGGCCTCACCGACCGGCAGCGCCGATTCGCGCAGGAGTTCATGCTCGACCTAAACGCGACGCAGGCGGCCATCCGGGCGGGCTACAGCGCGCGCACGGCCGGGCCGCAGGGCGCGCGCCTGTTAACGAATGTTAAGGTTCAAACCTTCATTGCCGACTTGCGGTCCGAGCAGGCGGAACGCTTGAGTATCGACGCCGACGTGGTGCTGCGCGAGCTGCTCTACCTCGCGCGCTCGGACGTGGGCGACATGTTCGACGATCAAGGCCAACTGCTGGCGCTGTCGGACATGCCCGAGCATGCGCGCCGGGCGATCGCCTCCATCGAGGTCGAGGAGCTGGTCGGCGGCAGCGGGCCGGATCGGGCGCAGATCGGATGGACAAAGAAGGTGCGCCTGTGGAACAAGCCGCAGGCGCTGGAGCTGCTCGGCAAGCACCTGAAGCTGTGGATCGAACGGCATGAACTTACGGGCAGGGACGGGGCGCCGCTGACAGCGGCCGCCGTGCTGACCCTGACCGATGCAGACCTCGAACGTATCGCGTCAAGCCGCAGCCCGTGAGCTGCTGCGCCGCCGGCGCGCTCGGGATTCCCTTTCGGCGTATGCCAACGCCATCGAGGTGCCAGGCCGGCCGATAGGCGACGACCCCGAGGCGTGGCTGTTCGCGCCTATCGAAACGTCGGTGGCCAGCCATCACCGCCTGTTGATGGACGCCTTCCAGCGCGCCACGGAACGCCGGCACGGGCGGTTGATGGTGTTCATGCCGCCGGGTTCGGCCAAGTCCACCTATTGCAGCGTGGTCGGTCCGACGCATTACATGGGACGCCAGCCCGACCGGCGCGTGCTGCTGGCGAGCTACGGCAGCGACCTCGCGCGCAGGCACGGCCGCCGAGCGCGGCAGGTGGTCCAGCAACCCGCGTACGGCGCGCTATGGGGCGGGCACAACGGCAACCCGGCGCGGGTCGCCATCAGCCCGGCCACGTTCGCCGCCGACGAATGGGCGCTGACGAACGGCAGCGAATACCTGGCCGGCGGGATCCTGTCCGGCATCACCGGCAACCGGGCGCACGGCATCGTGATCGACGACCCGGTGCGCGGCCGCGAACAGGCCGAAAGCCCGACGATCCGCGAAAAGACATGGAACGCGTACAACGACGACCTGCTCACCCGACTGATACCGGGCGGGTGGGTGGTGCTGGTGCAGACCCGGTGGCACGAAAACGACCTCGCCGGGCGCCTGCTGCCAAAGGGGTACGACGGCCGCTCGGGCGCGGTCGAGTGCACGGACGGCAAGGTTTGGGAGGTCATCAACCTGCCGGCCGAGTGCGAACGCGACGACGATCCGCTCGGGCGCCGGCCGGGCGAGTACCTGTGGCCGGAATGGTTCGACGCCGCGCATTGGGCGATGTTCAAGCGCCAGGCGCGCACCTGGGCGGCGCTGTTCCAGCAACGGCCGAGGCCGGATGACGGCGGCATCTTCAAGGCGTCATGGTTCCGCGACCGGTGGCGCGCGATCCCGGTAACCGCGGCGTCCTGCGTGCATTCGTGGGACACCGCTCAGAAGGAAGGCCAGCTCAACGACTACAGCGCGCTCACCGCGTGGCAGCTCGGGCGCGGGGCGCCGGGCTACTATCTGCGGGAGGCGTTTCGGGAACGCATGGAATACCCTTCGCTGAAGCGCACGGTGAAGAACTACGCCGAGCGCGACCGGCCCGTCGCCATCCTGATCGAGGACAAAGGCAGCGGTTCGTCACTTATTCAGGAGCTGCGCCGCGATACCAGCTTGCCGATCATCGCCATCCTGCCCGAGCAGTCCAAGACGTTCCGGGCGGCCGAGGTATCACCGACGGCCGAGGCCGGGCGCGTGATCCTGCCCGAGTCGGCGCCGTGGCTGGCCGACTACGAGGGCGAGCTGTTCGCGTTTCCGCTGGCCACGCATGACGACCAGGTGGACAGCACGACGCAGTTCCTCCGGTGGGTGCAAGGGTGGTCCGGTGGAGCGGTAGAATCGGTCGGGGCCGGGTTGACGCGCACCATTGCCGACCAGCTCCAGCCGGGCACCGAGACGGGCGACGGGTACGGCAGCATCGGGGGCAATACCGACTTCGACGGGTTTGACTGAGAGGAAACAATCATGGCTGAGGCCGCACCGCAACGCCCCGAACTCGGGGAAATTGCCCCGCCGGACGATCCGCTGAACCCGCTGCGCGGCACCGGGCTACAGGCCGCGCCCTACGTGTCGATCCTCACGCCGGAGGACTCCATCCTGCGGTCGAAGGGCGGGATCGAAAACCTCCGAATCTACCGCGAGCTGCTGCGCGACGATCAGGTGGCCGCCGCGTGGCAACAGCGCCGGCTGTCCCTGCTCTCGTGCGAGACTAAGGTCGAACCCGGCGCCGACGATGCCGCGTCCATCGCCGCGGCCGATGCGCTGCGCGAAGAACTCGGTGCGCTTGCGTGGGACGACGTGACCGACAAGGCGCTGCACGCCATCTTTTTCGGTTGGGGCGTGGCCGAGGTGCTGTGGCGCCCGGACGGCTCGCGCGTGCGTTTCGACGCGATCAAGGTCCGCGACCGCGCCCGGTTCCGGTTCGACCGCGACCAGCGGCTGTACCTGTGGGCGCAGGGGTGGCGCGTGATGCCCGACCGGAAGTTCTGGACGCTGCGCGCGGGGGCCGATCACCACGACGAACCGTACGGCCTGGGGCTGGCGCACGCGCTGTACTGGCCCGTGTTCTTTAAGCGGAACGATATCAAGTTCTGGCTTGTGTTCCTCGAAAAGTTCGGGATGCCGACCGCGCTCGCGAAGGTGCCCGCCGGCCAGATCAACGACCCGGCCGTGGTGAGCAAGGCGGTTGCCATGCTGCGCCAGATCGCTACCGACGCGGGCGTGGTGGTGCCCGATTCGGTCGCCGTCGAGCTGCTGGAGGCGGCCCGCGGCGGCGCGGCCGACTACGAGAGTCTGCACGCGGCCATGAACTCGGCCATCTCGAAGATCTTGGTCGGGCAGACCATGACGACCGACAACGGCAGCAGCCGCGCGCAGGCGCAAGTGCACGAGCGCGTAGCCGAAGCGATCATGCAGGCCGACTCGGACCTGCTGTGTGGCAGCTTCACGGCCGGCCCGGTGCGGTGGTGGACAGAGTGGAACTTCTCAGGCGCAACGCCGCCGCGCGTGTGGCGCGACACGAAGGCGCCCGAGGATATGAACCGCCGCGCCGAGCGCGACGAGCGCATCGCCAAGCTCGGCTATGACCCGACCGAGGATTACATCCGCGCCACGTACGGCGAGGGCTGGGCGAAGCGCGCCGACCCGTTGCAGGTGATCGGGCAGGCAATGCAGGCCGCGCAACCGGGCGACGGGCCGGCATTCGCCGAGGGCGAATCGGTGGCGCTGGCGGCGCTCCGGGCGGCCCGCCGCGGCGACCAGCAGGCCATCGTTGACGCCGCGCAACTGTTCGCAGACCAGTACCGCACCGTCATGGGCGACCGCGTGGGGCAACTGCTGCGCGCGGCCGAGTTCAGCGACGACCCGGATACGTTCCTGCGCCGGCTGGACGAGCTGCTGGCCGAGGCGCCGGCGCCTTCGACGCTGGACAAGCTCACGCGCGCGCTGGCGTCCTCGCGGATGCTGGCGGCGCTGCGGACGCAGCGGCGGCGGCCCGGCGCGTGAACGGCCTGGGGGTGCGCTTCACCGTCGGCGAGCTGCGCCTGCTCGCCGAGGCGGCCGACGCCATCGAGCGGATCAAAACCGACGCGGCCGAGTTCGCCGAACGTACGGCCGAGCGCACCGGGGTGGTCGAGTTCTTCGACCTCGGGGCGGTCGCGTTCGACGTTCCCCCCGAGCGCGCGCTCGCGTACTTCCGGCAGAAAGGACTCCGCACGACGTGGAGCTACGCCGACATGATGGGCGCCGCGCACGATCAGGCGTTCACCGTGGCGAAAATGATGGACGTGGACCTGCTCGGGCAGGTGCGCGACTCGCTTACGTCGGCGCTGGCTTCCGGGCAATCGTTCCGGGAGTGGCGAAAGGGCTTGCAGCCGATCCTCGAATCGGCCGGGTGGTGGGGCACCCGCACCGCCGTGGACCCGCTCACCGGCATTGCGTCCAGCGTGCAGCTCGGTTCGGCGTGGCGGCTGGAGACCATTTTTCGGACGAATATGCAGACCGCCTACGCCGCGCAGGCGTGGACGGAAATCGAGGCGCAGGCCGATATCGCGCCGTACCTCATTTACGAC